GAGTTCTATAAGAACTACAACAAAGTGTCTGGTTTCAACTTATATGGTCTTACCAATCAGCTATACCTATATCTTAATGATGCATATCCTGATGATATAGATTATGATGTCAATCTTATCAAAGTGCTTAACATAGATATTGAGGTTGCAGCTGACGAAGGCTTTCCTTCAATTGAAGAAGCTACTAAACCTATAACAGCCATCACTGTACAAGTTGATGATAAGATTATTGTGTTGGGTTGTGGTGACTATAACAATACAAGAGAAGATGTTACTTATGTAAAGTGTCAATCTGAAGCACATCTACTAAGAAAGTTTATTGATATCTGGAAAGCTATTGATCCAGATGTCATTACTGGTTGGAACGTAGAAATGTTTGACGTTCCATACATTGTTAACAGAATCACAAACATACTATCATTTGATGATGCTCAGCAACTAAGTCCATTTGGTATCATTAATGACAGAAAATTTGTTGTAAGTAGAAGAGATGGTACTGAAGCTATCAGACCAGATATACTTGGAGTTACAATACTTGACTATCTACAATTGTATCGTAAGTTCACATATGTACAACAAGAATCGTATAGGCTTGATAACATAGCTTTTGTTGAGCTTGGTGAACGTAAGTTAGATTATAGTGAGTATGATGGTCTTCTTGGATTGTATAAGAATGACTATCAAAAGTTTATTGACTATAATATCAAAGACGTTGAACTTGTTACCAGACTAGATGCTAAACTTGGATTGCTTGAGTTGGCATATGCTATCGCATACGATGGAAAGGTTAACTATGTTGATGCTTATACATCTGTTCGTATGTGGGATATCATCATACACAACTATCTTTACAAGCAAAAGATTGTAATTCCTCAACTAGACCCATCAGAGAAAGAACGAAGAGTTGATGGTGCTTATGTTAAAGATCCTCAGATTGGAATGCATAAGTGGATTGTTTCTTTTGACTTGAATAGTTTGTATCCTCATCTTATCATGCAATATAATATTGGACCAGATACATTTCATGATAGTCCTCTTCCATCAAGAGTAGGATTGCAAGAGATACTTGATGGTAAACTACATGAAGAAAACATAAGAAAATATCTTGAAGAGCACAACTTAGCTTGTACTGGTTCTGGTGCATTGTATTCTCGAGATAAGAGAAGTTTCTTGGCTAACCTTATGGATAAGATGTACCAAGATCGTGTTGTGTATAAGAACAAGATGAATGAATATAAACAGAAGCAAGAAGATACTGGACAAGACTTCTCTGCTGAGATTGCAAAAGCTCACAACATGCAGATGGCTAAGAAGATTCAACTTAACAGTGCTTATGGTGCTCTTGGAAACAACTTCTTTAGATGGTTTGATATAAGATATGCTGAGTCTATAACTTTGTCTGGGCAGCTATCTATTCGTTGGATGGAAAGAAACATAAACGAATACCTTAATAAGACACTAAAGACAGAAGATATAGATTATGTTATTGCTTGTGATACTGACTCAATGTACATAACTCTTGATAAGATGGTTGAGAGTATCTTTGAACCAAATACACCTCATAAGAAGATTGTTGATTGGATGGACAAGGTTGCAGAGGAAGTATTTGAACCTTTCATTGATAAGCACTATCAAGATCTTGCAAAGTATACAAATGCTTATGAACAGAAGATGTTCATGAAAAGAGAAGCTCTTGCTGACAAAGGTATATGGACAGCAAAGAAAAGATATGCATTACACGTCCACGATATGGAAGGTGTAAGATTCAAACAACCATACATGAAGATTCAAGGTATGGAAACACAAAGATCATCTGTTCCTCAAATCTGTAGAGATAAGATGAAAGCTGCTATGGAACTAATCATGGTAAAGGATGAAGATGCTCTTGTTGAGTTTGTTGAAGACTTTAGACAAGAGTTCAAGTCTTTACCATTTGAAGATGTAGCCTTTCCTCGAGGAGTCAAAGGAATAGATAAATATAAAAACAGTGTAACCCTATACAACAAAGGAACACCAATACACGTAAGAGGAGCTCTTGTATACAATCATCTACTAACTGAGTTGGGTTTGGAGAATGTATACAATCCAATCTATGAAGGTGACAAAATTAAGTTTTGTTACATGAAGGTACCCAATCCAGGTAGAGAGAATGTGATTGCTGTATCGACAGGTCTACCAGTACAGTTTAAGATGGAAAAGTATATTGACTTTGACACTCAGTTTGAGAAGTCATTCTTAGAACCAATGAGAACTGTAGCTGAAACTATACAATGGAAATTGGAAAGAGGGCAAGCAACATTGGAGGATTTTTTCTGATGGCAGTAAAACCAGCAGTAGATTTTGACTTTGGGTTCACAGCAATGGATGCTGATGAACTTGAG